ATCGGAACATGATTCAAATCCTCAGAGTAATAAGAAGATCCCAAATTGTAGTCACGCTTAAACGAGTAACCAATTTTCCCTAAGTATCGCCCTATCTTCGGGCCAGGCATGAATCCATCATTTGTGGGGTAGAACAACTTTTGGCAAAAGTCGACCTGAGCAAGATCTTTAGTAACATTCCCCTTAACTGTTAATCCATGTGATTTGCAGTACTCTTTATACTTTTCCATCGGAAATTGACGGTTAGACATCATTAACATATCATCACCTAAGATCAAATATGCTACATGTTTGCCTAACACCCAACCAATTTCTCTGAGAAAAGTGTTCAAGAGTTGCATATGTACTATAGAATTACCACAGCTAGTGTTCATGCAACCGGAGTTCCTGCCCCCGAGTTTTACAGCGCCCCCACTGCCAGCCATACATCTTATGAATACCATAAGTTGGTCAAGATAATATGGCCGAAACTTTCTCTGTTCTTCTGGAGTCATACTCGCGAAATACTGATTCCACTCCCAAAAGATCATTATGACATTTTCAGCTCTGTCCATCTTTGAAAAATCAGAGACAGCGTAGAATGTCGGCATAATAATCTTAAACCAATGAGCGAACCAATCAGCAATCTTCTCACCATTCGTTCCAGACGTAAATAATACGGGTGAGGTTTTCTTTGAGTACTTCATCTTAATCAGCGCAGAGTACGCTGAATACCAGGGCCCAACATTAGCAATTGTCTCATCGGACGATGCTAAAACTAAACGAGGGACTTTATATTTGTCCACCAACAATTTATCCTTTTTAACAAACCCATAGTGGAATATGTCACGATCTCCCTCATTCTTGGCTTTCCTTAGCATCTCCTGCCTTGCAGCAGGAAATTTGCTAATGTAGTCCTCAAATGAAGGAGTGTGAATATCCGCACTATTAACCTTGAAGTCAAGTCCAGCGAAAGTTTTGGTGACCCTAGCGATGTCATACTCCGGAGAATGAACGTGAGCAGAAAGAGCAAAAAACAAGTTCTCCCTATGCGTGGTATAAGATACCGGCGCAGGAATCCCAAAGTTTTTAAACTCCTTCAAACTCTCGCCAACCCCTTTGTACTCGATCGTAGTATAGCCACAGCCAGACTCGCTATCAAAGTAATTGTTGAAGTGGTCAAAGGTAATCATGTGATCCGGGATGTTTAGAAATTCGCCGAACCGTCGGGTTCATTGGCCGAATTAACGACCGTGTCATTAGAACCCAGCTGATCACCATTGATGATGTTGTTATAAGCGTCACCGCTAACAATTTCCATCGCTTCTTTAGCCAACGAAACCAAGACGTTGAATCCAGAACTTGCAGTACGATATCCATTTTTAACATCATCAATAACACGCTGATAATCCGCGTGAAATACCTCAGAGAAGTCACACTTAAGCTTAATATTACCTGAAAGGATGTTTTCAGTATTAGTCTTAAGGGTTTGCAAAAATTCCCCAAGGGTTCCCAATTTAATGGTAGACAAGTTTTCTTTGATCACGATGGGATTGCTTATCTTCCCACCGGAGCTTATGCTCACAATTGAATCTAGCGTTGCTTGAGCGCCTTTACAGAAACTCTCTTGACTTATAGGCATAGATATAGGTATATTCAAATCCAATAAATCATTGTAGCCAGAATTTGTATTAGCAGAAAGCACAGATGCTAAGGAGTCCATTTCACTAGTCTTGTCATTAATGATTTTAATTATTGTCATTAAATCTGACTTTGTCAAATGTATACCCTCGTCATTAGCATACTTCCTAGCATAATATTGTATCCTAGGCAACAATGATGGAGTGATTTTGGTGAGAGCTAGCTTCACTTCAAGACGATCTATGAAAGTCGAAGGTACATAATACTTATTTCCCTCAGCCGCAAAATATACGTTAGTCCTACCTATTTTAAAAGATGTAAGGTCACTAACAACACTTTTAGCACTTCTAAGATTCTTTACTGAATAAGAGCGTTCAATGGAGTATACCCTCCATCTGGATGACTCTTGTGTCAATTTCAGCTTGTAATCTTTCCCTCCTATCGAGATATGGGTTGTTGCTATTTCCGCATCCAGCGGAAAGACTTCAACCTGGCCCGATCGCAGATTTTTCCTAAATACGTGCTCCAACGTCGTGGTGAACGCAAACAAAGTTGAGTTCTTGTATTTTGGAATAATGATGTCATGCTTATTCGAGAGTGCGCACCTCATTATGAACTTCAGGTTCATACCTCGGCGGAATAAGCTGACAGCATTAAGGAGTTTGTT